AGCAATGTTGGAGCGTTTGCGCTAGCAACTGTTACCGCAAATGCTAAGGGTCAAGTTACAGCAGTTGCAGCCGGGACACTTCCGGTAGGTTCTTCGTCAACAGCGGGTATCGTAAAAGTTGATGGTACAACTATCACAGCAACAGCGGGAGTTATTTCGGCTGTTGGTGGAGGCGGCGGCGGATTCACCCAAATCGCGCAACAAGTTGTTGCTGTAGCAGTAAACACACTTACGCTGTCAGCAATTCCAGCAACATTTACTAACTTGAAGTTAGTAATTTCCGGTGCATGTTCTAGTGGTTCAAATATTGCTACCTTAAATGTACAATTTAACGGCGATTCGGGCAACAATTATGATTGGGCCTATTTGTTTGGTGGACAAATCTCTCCAACAGCCGGAACAGGAGCCGGTGTTGCATTCATTACCGCAGCCTATTTTAATGGAGCCGGTGATATTACTCCGTCACAGGCTGATATTGAAATTGCTGGTTATGCTGGCACAACATTCCAAAAAACACTGGTAGCTAATTCAAAATTTGACAATGGTTCAACACTCGTTTCGTCAATGTTAGCATCTGGAAACTGGCACAACACCGCTGCAATTAATGCAATCCAACTGTTGACCAGCGATGGGTCCACTTTTGATGTTGGAACAATCGTAACATTGTATGGGTATTAAGACTAAGGAAACAGACATGAGTATTAAAGCCCTCTTAGGTTCGGTACTTGCTGTAATACTATCTATAGCAACTCCGGTCATTGCACAACAGATGCAGACCAGTGACCTTCCACCATTGACGCCATTGGTCCGTGAAAATGTACGATACCTAAACGGCATGTCTGTTGGTTTCGCGCCTACCGCAACAGGAACGAACCTATTCCTTTCACTGAGTGCCGGTACTTCATTTTTTAACTCAACTATTCAGAATTATGCTGGTGGAACACTGACGCTAGTAAACGGTACAAACTATGTGTTTTTAAGTACTACCACTGGAATACCGGCTTCTAGCACAAGTAATTTTACAAGCGGCCAATTCCCCGTTGCGATTGTTGTAACTAGTGGTGGGCTAATCACAAGCATCGTGGATGTGAGAACGATCTTCTTTTCGGGCGGCGGGAGTGGTGGTGGATTTACCGCTGGTGGTGATCTTGCAGGGTCAAGCACAAGTCAAACAGTTATTGGTCTTAATGGAGTTCCGTTTTGTGCGGGATATACCCCATTAAACGGGGAATTAGTAGAATACACAACGGGTGGTTCTCCGAATCCGTGTTACACGGCTGCAATTCTACAACTACAGTTTTCAACGAATTATATAAGTGTACCGAGTTCTGCAAATCAGGTCATAGGCTTAGTTCCTAATGCTCTTGGAGCTACGGTTACTGTTCCGGCTAGTTGTACTGGGTCAGTTGCAAAGGCGTATGCATCTGCTACCGCGTCAACAGTCTTTACTGTAGTAGACTTAAATACCTCTACCACGCTCTGCACATTAACTTGGGCAATATCAGGAACTGTGCCAACTATTACAGGTGCCGGTGGAACTGTGTCAGCAGGGGATATTGTGGAGTTTATTGGACCCGCAACAGCAGATTTGACGTTAGGAAACATCACAATAGGAATTCATGGTACACATTAAAAAGTTCATTATACTGTTTGTATTAGCATTCGCTGCTACCTTTGCACATGCGGCTTCTTGCACTCTACCGGCTACTTGTGTACAGTTTGCTTCTACCACCGGGTTAGGTGGAGGAGGAACATTTAGTTCCGCGACGACTGCCATTGCTTTTGGTAGCAATAATACAGCAGGTAACACGCTAATTGCGGTTATTGGACTAGGTAGCGATAGCTCTCCCTCTGTTGCCACGGTTGCCGATACTCAAGGTAATGTTTGGGTAACGGTTGGTTGTGAGAATATCCATACTTCGGGACCATATACTACGGGATGTATCGCTTATGCAAGGGATTGTAATGCGGGTGCGAATACTGTAACGGTTACACAGGTCGGCGCGTCCGGTAATATGTATCAAGTCATTACAGTAACAGAGTACGCCGGGTTGCTTGTAACATATCCTTATGACCAATCAAGTCTTCAATCATCTTTAACCTCACCAGCACCAGCAGCTTCTATCACTACGGCGGGAACTTCCGAATTAGTTATCAGTTATGGGTTTAGTGACTACAACAACACTGGAACATGGGGCACAACTTCTGGCTGGAATCTTGTAAACACTATAGCAGGAAGTACATACTTTCAAATGGCTATGTGGGAGCAATCTGGAGTAGCACCCGGAACGTGGTCAAACACCGTCACCAACACCGGAACTAACAGAAGTCTTCACGCGGGAGTTGCGGCTTTCCGAACATCCTTGCCTTCTGGCATAGCTCACTTACAAGATGGAGCTAGCTCGTATCCGGGAGTGTCAGGAACTTTCGCTTATAATGTCACTGCACCCTTTTCCATCACAGCGGGAAACGGCGTTATCGTTATGGCAAGAAGCGACAACGGCAATAACAACAGCGCAACGATTGCAGGATGCGGAGATACATGGTACAAAGCTACTAGTAACTATTATGCTAGTACTGCCAATACCGAAATTGATATTTTTTATGCACAAAACGCTGTAGCGGGTGCTTGCTCACCAGTTGTCACATGGAGTAACTTATCTTCATTCCCGCAAAATGTCACGATGTTTATTTCGGAGTATTCGGGACTGTCTCATACATTCATGGCTGAGAACGTAAGTATCGCTTCTCCTCCAGCAACTACCCCGGTAGCGTCTACTTTAGTAACTGCTGGTGCCAATGATTTACTGTATTCAATTGCGGATTGTTTTATAGGGCAGAACGATGGTTTACCGCTTGTCGCCATACCTACAGCCGGGTTCACACAAGAAGTTCAATACTATGGTACAAGGCCGATTGATTTTCTTTTTGACCAAGTTGGGGACTCCCGGTACATGGACAAATAGTGTTGGACTTGCAGAGTGCAATGCTCTTAATTATAACCAGAGCGTTATGGTTGCGTTCCGTTCAGTTATCCCGGCAGTTGGCTCTTTGCAGTACGCACAAACCGGAAACTACTCAACAGCGGCAAACACTACCATTTCTAACAGTTTGCTACAGCCTGTGTTAACTGGCGATATGATTTTGGCAACTGTCTATGTCAATTTGGATGCACAAACACTCGATAGTTATTTACCAACAGTTACCGACAATCACGGTACGATCTTCAAAGAAATCCCTAATTCATACATTCAGTATCAGACAGGCAGCGCAACAACTTTTTATGCACCAAACAATCCGGGTGGAACCGAGACTGTTACTGTAAATTTACCAGCAGCCCTCGGAGATACGATACTCGATCTTGATTTAACCGAAGTACACGGCGTCGCTTTAACGAACCCGCTTTATTCCTCAGCTTTGGGAACGAACTGGACAACGAGTTCAACCAATTCAACGATTTCTTCTAGCTTAGTACTTCCGGCAGGAGCAACGTACTATCTTTATTCTCCATTAGGTGATCTTGTAACTCCGAAACCTTTATCCGATGTGTACACAATTACACCGGGAAGTTTTGCCAAGCACAACGGTTTGTTTCAGCAGTATCAAGGACTTATACTCACTGACTATCTTCGTATGACTACTGACGAAGTTGTTCCTTCAGGAACGTATAACATTACTTATACGAGTTCAGGAACTATACTTAGAGGGTGGGGAGGGCTAGCAGCATTCTCTACCGTTCCATTTACTGGTTCGAGAATAGTTCAAACAATGGGAGCAGGAAATGCCGGTCCCGGTCCTACAAGCATTTCTAAAACATTTGTGTTGCCAATTACAGCCGGAAATAGATTGGCAATTTTTGGTAACTTTAATCTGATAGGGTGTTCAGCAACAGGTGGAGTTCCTTCGATTGCGGATACACTTGGAAGCGTTTTCAATCTGATAAAAGGCGGCACTGCATCTGACTACTACGCCGTGTGGGTAAGCAACCCAACAACGAGTGGAACGGATGTAGTAACAATGTCCTGCACAGATGCTGGCACACAAACCATGAGTATGCTGGAAATCACTGCTACGAACGGTGTAGCACAGGCCAACGGAAATAACAATGTTGGTACTACTGTATCTGACGGGGGCATTACTACTATTTATAGTAACGAGTTGGTTGAGGCATTTGCTGGCACAGGTGGGCCATGCGATTCCGCCTACCCGCAGCAATCGGGAAATGTTACCCTTTACCGTAATTTCACAAACTCAACATGCTCATTTTCAGAAGCGTATGACTTTTTCGCTCCTAGTCCAGCGGCTTACTCCAATACGTATACACCGTTGCCGTCCGTATCACAACCAATGTCAGCGGCGATTATTGGGTTCATTCCACTTAGTTCAGCAAGTCCTGTACAACCAACCGTACAGGTAACTGCGTGGAGTATTCTTTCTAGCTCTACTCTTCCGATTGCTTATGATTGGGGAGTAGTTGGTGATACGTCTGCGTCATGGACCGCACCGAATAGTTGGGATGCACAGTCGGTACTACCTGTAGACATTGCTATCACAGGGTCAACAGCGTATACAGCCAATGCGTACTCGGAAGGCGGTAAGAATTCGTCTACCTTCTCACTGTCAACTCCACAGAAACCTACTGCTGTAATGAGTCCGGGGTACTTGGACGAAGATCAATTTGTAACTACAGACGGAATTAACGTTTACTACGCGCAAGTAGGCAGTGGATGGCCAGCAAGTGTTCCTTATGTAATGGCGTGGAACATCCTAGCGAATAACTACTACACTTTCCCATCTGGTACAGTTCCCACCGATGGAAGCCCTGTTCCAAGTTCAGTTGACTATGGAAATCTTGCTGGTGGAGTGGCGGTTCAGATTAGCGGCAATACACTTGCTATAAGTCATACTGCTGCAAACCAAATCCTATTGTTTAACAAAACCAGTGGAGCATTGCTTTCTACGTTAAGCGTTCCATCGCCGGGACGTATGGCTTATAATTCTGCTGGAGTTCTTTGGTATATTTCTGGTGTAACAGTAACGAATGGTACTATTACACTTCCCGGTCTTGTAGCCCCGCTTACAGTGGCTATAGACCCTACTACTTCGAACGTTCTTGTCGCTGATGGTGGGAGTTCGCAGCAGGTAAAAACATTCTCTTCGTCTGGTACTTTGCTTTCGACTTACGGTGTACTTGGTGGTTATACCGATTGCTCACCAACTGTGAGTAAGACGCGCTTGTGGCTTGACGACACAGCCGGGAGAGGCTACGCAAAACAGACGTTACTTGCTGTTTTGGCAGATTCTTCCTACTGGGTCGGTGATCCCGGAAATGCTCGTATCTTGCATATTTCATCAGCAGGTTCGTATATTGAGGAAATCTCTTTCATGCGGTACCTGTACTATGTAGCAATTGACCACGTAAATCCATCTAGAGTCTTTGCAGATGCACTAGAATTTTCAGTCAATTATTCCATACCATTAGTGCCGGGTGATGGCAGCGGCGGTGCATGGGCGCTCGTTAGAAATTGGGCAGCTTGTGTTCCCTCTAGTTACACAGGTCAGTTTGGGTTTAGATTTGCACAGGTTCAGACTCTCCCCAACGGACTGACCTACGCTATGACCTACAACCCTGCCGGACCGTACAACGAACTCACGCAATTACCTGCATCTGGCCCTCTGGTGTTCAGTGGCCAGTTCCTCACAACGACGCCTTACATATTTCAGTTCTTCGATCACAGCGGCAACCTTGCTTACTGGAATTTCACGACGATCAGCAGTGTGGCAGTTCAAGCAGCTTATTCATCCCCACTGACTGGTTACTCTGGTGGATGGCCGACATACGGAGCGGCGGCAGTTGTAGCCACTGTGCCGAACACTGGTGCCACTACTACACCGAACGGCTATCAGGGATGGGGTCAGTGGTTCCCGCCTATCTCAACAACTAACAACTATTATCCAACTTACCAAACCGCAGTATCTACGCCGGGTTCAGACAAACACTTAGGCGCTGTGCTTGCTGGTGGTACAAACTGGTCATGGACAGCCGCACCGGGTGCGCTATTAACTCTACCCGATGGACTGGGAACCTTTAATGACAACCCGCCTTATGGTGGGCATGGTGGTATTGCAGCCGCTTCCGAAGGGAAGTATATCTTGCAAGGTTACGATGGACAATGGGCACAGTATGCTTCGCAATGGTTCCTCTATAGCGAAACAGGTACGTTCATAGGTCAATTCGGGCATGGATTCACTTTACCGGCACCTAGCGATGGGTCAGAGTATCCAGCAGCTTCAGGAAATATCTGGACAATGGGGACTGCACAAACTGGGTCAGACATTATCCTAATCAACTCTGATGAAGGGTATCATCCCGGCATAAACGTTACCCATATTAAGAACCTACCGTAGAAGAGGAATTACATGTCAATAATCAACCAAATCAGCGGCGGCTCTTTCCAAGACAATGAAGGCAACCCTTTAGCCAATGGATACCTTCTACTTGAACTCAGCCAAGACTGCATTGTAAACACGACTACGCGAGTATGCTCAAATTTTACAGTTAAAGTGCCACTTGATGTTAATGGAAATGTAGTAACTTCTCCTTCTTACAGTGTATGGCCAAATGATGTATTAACTCCGTCAGGAACTTTCTATTTCATTTCTGCATACACTGCGAATGGGGAGTTGGTTTGGGGACCAAATTGTAACCAGATTTTGTCAAGTCCTTCACCATTTGTTCTTGGAGCCTTGATACCGGGAGACGTATAACATGCCTAACAATTTAGGGTTGGCCGGTTCACAGGCTCAGAAGCAAGTTCGCTTTGCTCCAATTTTTACAAGTCGTTTCTTCAGCGGTCTGTGGACTAATCGCTCCCCACTTAGAGACGCCACTACATCTCGTATTGTGGAAAAGTTTTATGGACAAGCCGGGGATGCACTTATAGCCGGTAACAATGTGGAGATTAGCACCAAACTGACAATGGTTCGTAGACCGGGACACACAGAACTTGATAGCAATACCTATACTTCTCCAGATAGATTCTATGAGTTCAAGCTTTTCAATGCTTCTACTGAAAAGATTCTTCTGATGATTGACCAAGCAAACACGCTGTATTCATGGTACGGTGGGGTTAAAACCGCTATATTTACCAAGTCTGCTGGTGCAGGACAGACCTACATGCAGTCAATTGGCAACTCATTGTATTTTGGTGATGGTGTTGATAACAAGAAGTATCTTCAGACATTGTTTACATGGACAGCTAGCACAGCACTTGGCAACGCAAAGTATCCATTTTTCAACACATTTTGGATTGATGCAGCAGGGAATATACAACAGCTAGTTGGGACACATTTTCCAATTAGTGAAATAACCATCTCAGCACCTACATCTACTCAAAGTCCGGTGGTAACTGTTACATCAACGGTGACGTTGGCTGGATTAATCAACATAGGAGACACGCTTACCTTTCCCGATACAATGACACTATGGCAGTTTGAAGGGCAACAGGCCACTGTACTTAGTATCAGCGGTTTAAGTATGATTGTTTCGTACCCATTGAACTATTTACTCCCCGGTCTACCGATTACCGATATTGAATCTATTAACGGTTCAGTTTTTAATGGCGGAAACCCGGTCACAGGTGTAACGATTCCAGTAAATGATAGTGGCACTGGGGCAGATGCGAATGTTAATACCATAAACGGTGGTCCTAGCGTATTAGTAGATACCGATAATGGCAACTACTATATTGATAACAGTGCAATTTGGTACAATCATGGGTCACCAATCGAGAATTGGGGCATAGACAACACTAATAATGCGCCATTACTACCTGCACTGAACGGACACAACCCACTTGGGTATACGGGAGCAACTTTAGCGTTTTGGGTAGAGGGCGCTACTGTTCCTGCATCTCAGGCTATTGTTGACCAATTTAATAACATCCAATTTACTACGGCTGGTGGTACATCTCAACTTGCCGCACCTAATTTTAGTCAAATTTTAGGACAGACTACGACAGATGGGAGTGTAACTTGGGTGTGTGTATATACTAGCGCCCTTAGCCCTCAAAACGGGGGTTATATCTATTGTGTTGGGTTGGTTAACTCACTTGATAATACAGTATCTAATGTTTGTCCACTATCGTTGCCTACAGGTAATTTTATTGGGTTGCAGGGAATATTTATCCCGCCGGGTGCCGGATTACCAATTATCGGAGCGGGGGGTACTCCGCTGGACACGCAAGCGGATTATGTTGCAATTTTTCGAACTACTGATGGGCAAGCTTCTCCATTTCTTATTCCCGGTAACGGCACTACATGGACTACTTCTCTTAAAGAATATATGGTGCAGGGGTATTTAGATACAACGCAAGATACACAACTGAATAACCTAATCTCAGCACCAATAAACCTTGAGAATACGCCCCCTGCTTTTGGAGCTATCAATCTTACACTACATCTTGGAAGTATTTGGTACAGCATTGGTAACGTGGTTTACTGGACTTCGGGTGCATTTACTCCAGTCGGTAATGGTGTAAACGGTACTAATCCACTAAACTTCGATGAACTGCCTTCGCTTGTGACTAGATTGGTTCCGGTTGCAGCCGGGATGTTAGTCTTCACGGTATCTGATATTTTTCTCATTGGAGGTAGCAATACTGCACAGAGTCCAATTCAACCGGCACTTGCTATTCTTCCGGGAATTGGGTTATCAAGCTACAATGCTCTTGATCTAAACGGGTCACTTATCGGTTTGTTTACAACTGATAACCAGTTCTTGATTTTAGACCCATCAGCCGGAACTACTTATGCGGGTATGCCAATTGGTGATCAGCTATTGCTCAACAACGGCAATCCCGGACAAAACTGGAATCCTGCCAATGTCTATGTCGCATGGCATGTACAAGGCATGGACCAAGGTTGGTATGTCTGCGATGGTGAGTTTGGTTGGTACAAACTAATCGCCACACCTTCTCCAGAAGGGCCGGGATATACATGGGCACCTTTCGCAACGATTGTTGGTGGTGCTAATTGCGTACAGAGTGTAGAGATTACACCCGGCGTACACAGGCTATTAGTCGGACCAACCGGAACCGGACCTATTCTGGAAAGAAATTTGAGTGTTTGGACAGATAATGGAACACCGTATCCTGCCAACGCAACCATTGGTTCAGCGGTTCTTGCACAACCCGGTCAGATAGCCGAAGTAGCCTTTATCACTACAGACTCTATCCGAATTGGAACACCGTTGTATCTGGGTCTTCTTATCAATGAGGCATTGCCTTATTACAAGGGACCGATTGATTACATCAAAGACTGGGAAGCAGACCCTCCAAATTTCCCGGAGAGTCAGTCATTCTACGCGCAAAGGTTCTATCTTGCAAATATGAACGATGAAATCCCGGCAATGCGCCACTTACAGATGCAGGTTGTGTTTTCGCCATATGATACGGTGCAGAACGAGCTAAATACCTTGACCATATTTGGTTCCTACAGCCAAGAGCTATGATGAACAAAACAAAGGGGTTATAATGCCTTCATTAGAACAGTCTAGGGGACTCGATTTAAGTAACTATGGTCCGGTTGACAAAGCTGGTGCTACTCCTGTAGGAGTAACAAATATGGACAACTTTCAACCGGGTCTGACTGGTTTTACAAGATGCCCACTACCAATTTTGTCTAATGCAAATGGGGATACTCTTAGAACGTTTTATCAAGGTGCGAGAATCCCCCAGAACAGACTATTAAACCCAACAAGCTAAAGGATAACATGGCAACCATTAAATTAGATGATGTTTCGGGCCTTAGTTTTCCGCAAGCATCTGCTGGAGTTCTGAACGGTGTTGCAACCGTTCAATTTGCTTTACCCACTAGCAGTAATCCTATAGGTGGTGTTACAAAAATTGTAGAGGGTTCCGGGATTACAATTTCGCCTAGCGGGGGAACTGGAGTTGTTACAATAAACGCTACAGGAATTGCTACAGCACCTATAGCCCACGAGTTTGTAACAGCTATTGATTCCGATGGTGAGGGTACGCTCGCACAACCGGCGTTTACAGACATTAGTGGTGTTGCGACAGCCGCACAGTTACCCAAGCCTACAGCGAGTACGTTAGGTGGTATTGAATCTTTTGCAGCAGTGACCAGCGAGTGGATTAATACAATCAGTACATCCGGTGTTCCAAGTGCAACACAACCGGCATTCACGGATATTAGCGGTACTGTAGCAGCAGACCAATTACCAAACCCAACGGCGAGTACGTTAGGTGGTATTGAATCTTTTGCAGCAGTGACCAGCGAGTGGATTAATACAATCAGTACATCCGGTGTTCCAAGTGCAACACAACCGGCATTCACTGACATTAGTGGTATGTTAGCACAGACACAACTACCAGCAGCTATTAATGCTGGCTCTAGTCTTACCATTATAGATTTAGGATCGTTCTAATGAGTAGAAATGTACAACTTCAAATCCTTCGTGGACCATTCGCAGCCTTAACAAGTCTGGTTGGTGGAATCGACTACGATACTGGGGCTACTGTAAGTCCTTTAGCCCTTGGAGAAATGTTCTTTGCAACAGATACGAATGCTTTTTATCTAGGAACTCCCGGCATAGGTATAGGATATATTCAGGTAGGAGACACAACCCAAATGGCCGAACAGCTAGCACAATTAATAGTTATTATGGAAAGCATGAGGAGAGCTACCGTTACAATAGCTTGTCAAGATGGTAAAGCAAGGGAAATAGACTTTGATCCAGCAACAATTTCAGAAGAACTGGCGAGTAGCCAGCCACTAGACTTTTAAGGAGAAATAAATGGCTATTTTACAAGGCAATCAAGGACAAACTGGAAAACAGATGGGGCAGAATATTACTGCCTCTCTTGGTGAGTTTTCAGAACAACTTATGACTGAACTACAGTCACGTTATTATCAGCAAACCTATCGTGGAAACAAGTTTACAGCTACCTTTACGGCGGCTGCTACAGCGGCGGCAAGCACGAGCGCACTGTGCGTAATTCTCAACCCTTTAAGTTCAGGCAAGAACTTAATTTTTACTGATGCGTTTGTTGCGCTAACTGGTTATACAGCACAAACGTTAGCCGGTAGTTCTCTTGTTCTGGGCTACTC